GCGAGAGCCCGACAGGACGAACAACATCAGTTAGTGAGACCTGCTTACTTGACTAGCACTGTTGCCACAGTACCGCAGCATGTTCCTATGAGTTATGAGGAACTCAAAGCTGACTTTGAGAAGTTGTACGCAAAGAGACCTTCGATCAATTTTTTCGTAGGGAAGGCGATTCAGTCCACTTTGTGGAATAACCGCTACCCCACTACTACATCTCATCGTCTGGCCGAGGTGCCCTATCAAGAAGTTGTTGAATTTCCTATTGTAGAGTACCCTGCAGAGGACTGTCTTCTTGTAGCGTTAGCGCAAGGGTTAGGGAAGACCACATCTGAGGTGTTCTTTCAGATGTTGTCTTTCTTCCCTCGTAGCGAGTTACACGCTCACAACTTCTTAGCTCACAAAGCTATCTGGCCAGTTGCGTTACATTATGGAGTTCGAGTAGACATCGTTGACGATCACGGATTGATCACTGAGAGTTATGGAGTTCGAGACCCGAATCACAAAGTGCTCCTAAAATGGGACGGGACGCACATTGTCTGTATATCAAAACCACCGGGTTTGGCTATTGTCAAACCGCTTACGCCGCCACGACTGGGAACAGCCAGTCAGCAGCGTTTGATTCAAAATCTGGGTAAATGGCCCGCGTTGCATTGGGTAGAATGGCAACCCGAAAGAGAACGAGCTGCTGAGTACGCACGTGCGTTGGAAGCAGGAACCACTGGACTATTGTCTCAGCCAATCAATATGGATCAACTAAAAGAATGGTCTGCATCCACGGATACTCCCGCAACCATGAAGAAGTTCATGGCAGTTATTGCAGGACAACCCGGATGTAGGAAATCGTCGAGATTGAAAAGGGAGCTGAAACCTTTCAGAGTACTTGGGGACTTCACTGTTATTGAACCAACGAACGCGTTAGCACAGATGTGGCGAGATGGTTTGGATGCCTTGCGTGTGGTCAACGGGCGTAAAATGCCTGGCATGATGGTCACGACTTTTGAGAAAGCGTTGGCCAAGTATGCAGGAGCTAACCTGATAGTTACCGATGAAAATCGATTCCCTAAGGGTTATATGGCTCTGTTTCACATTCTGAACCCCGATTGTCGTTTCCACATTTTCCTGGGAGACCCTTGGCAAAGTACATGGCATGAACCTAACTCCGATTGTTTGTTGAATCGGACCGATTTGCTCGGCGAGCTCGAGTACTACATGAAATATTGCAAGTACTATCTCGTAGGTACGTGGCGACCCACTGCTGCCGCGAACTTCTTTGGCATACCTACCTTTTCACGCAAATGGACTTCGATGCACTTTTCTAATGTCATGCCGATCACCGCTGAAGATATTTTCCAGTACTTCCCAAATGTAGCGCCTGATGTCATCATCCGACTTTGGGAAGAAAGGGGAGAATTCTACGCTGCACATGTAGGCACAGTATGGGCCGATCAATTACGTGGAGG